GTCTTGCAATAAAATAGACTTTGACCCAACAACTGCAACATTAAGATATTTAATAACAGGAGATAAAAAATGAACACCTTAAATAGTAAAGAAGCATATATGGTTATGGAAAAAGCGGCTGAAGATTGGTCTAAATGGATTGAGAAAGTAATACTATTAGATAATGGTAAAAAAGCTATGTTTGCACAATGTTTTCTTAAATATAAACTAGATACAAAAACAATTATAGAAGCTGAACACAAAGCTAGACTTGACCCTGAATATAAAAAGATTGTTGAGAGTTTAGCACACGCAGAAAAAGAACTTATTAGAAGTAAATTAAAATATAATAATCTTGATAGATATTCTTCAATGAAACAAACAGAAATGAAAACAGATATTAAGTTGGCTAATAAACAAGAGGGTTAATGTTTGACTATCTCAAAACCCTCTATGTTAGTTAATTCAGTTATTGGTTCTACTTCATAATTATAATCAATAAGTTTTACATCACTAAATTGTGAAAGCTGTTTGATTGTAGATTTTAATTTAAAAAGTGATGGCGATTCATCAATAAACCTCAA